AAAAAAAAATAAAACGTGTAACCGAACAGTAAAAAAAAAAACTAAATATCGAACGATAGGTAAACAAAATAAGTCAAAAAAAACTAAATAGTAAAAAAATGTAATTCAAACGCAAAACACATAAAAACAAAATAATTAGAATACATATTCAGGTGTAGTATGAACGAAGAAAACAATGTATTAACAATTAAATCAGTACAAATACAACCAATACGTAATATGATAACAGCTATTAAGGATATTCTTACAGATGCTACTATAACATTCACAAAAGAAGGGATGAGAATAATTAATTTCGATAAAACCCATACAATATTAGTAAATGTATTATTACATGCCGACCGATTTGAGCTATATAATTGTATTCCTGATAAAATTATAATTTGTGCAAACACTCTACATTTATTTAAAGTTATATCAACAATGTCTAATGATGACACACTGTCAATTTACATCGACAAATCAGATTACCATGATGGAGTGGTATCCCATTTAGGTTTACAATACGACAATGGTGATATTAGACAGTGTTACAATCAAAAGTTGCGACTAATTGAACCAGATATGGACGAAATGCGAATCCCAGATGTTGAATATGATACAGTTATTAACATGCCATCTACTGATTTTCAGAAGATTATTCGTGATCTAAATGCAATTTCTGACCGCATTGAAATCAAGTCAACCGGAAGTGATTTGATGTTTTCGTGTGAAGGTGGGTTTGCCAGCTCAAAAATATTACGTTCCGAATCTGATGGAAATATGAATTTTATTCAACGTAATGATATATCTGATGTATTTCAAGGGGAATTCTCTTTGAAACACTTAAGTCATTTTATTAAATGTACTCCTTTATGTAGTCATTTAGAAATGTACTTAGGGAATGATTTACCATTAATTGTAAAATATGACGTTGCCTCATTGGGTGAAATAAAATTATGTTTAGTGCCATTGCCTCCATTATAAAAATGAATATTTCTCACCAATTCAAATTACAATATGTTTCCCATTTGTTACATTTACTTTACCTAATATTTGTGTCTTCGCAACATTTAGTATATTGGAATGGATTATTTCTACATTTTTACAAGATTTGAACTTTGAATTATTTTTACATATACATGCTCCTTGAACCACTATCTTACTTAATTGTTTTTTACTAAGTTTTTCATTTATTGGAATAATAGCAATAACATGACATGACGGTTCATTATTAATGTGAAACCAAATGTCATTTTCTTTTGCATTGTCTATGATATCAAAATTTTCTTTTGCATTGTTCCCAATAATGAATTGAATTTCTTTATTTACAGCAGGTATGAAGATAAATACGCTTTTCATAATGTATAATACTTTATTATACATTATTTTTATTTTGATATCAATTTTTAATACTCCGGTTGGTGTGATTTGAATATACATTCGTTTGCAATAAGATTTTGTATACGAGATATTTTAGTTATATCGTGATTTGTTGTTGTCTTCATCCAGACTTTTATAATACAAAAATTTTTCTTTGGGGAAATACTAATACCATTCACATTTTTATTGTATTCTTCATCTGAAAATAAAGTCTCTCCACAAATTAGGAAAAACAGTTGCTTCCAAACGTCGTATACATGCTTATTTAAAATTTTATATGAGAAACAACCGCCTTTCCTATTTTGCGGATCTTCCCATAGTGGAGTTATTCCTTCTTTCATAACAAATAACATACAATTTGTAACAATAACCTCCGAAATCTTTTCATTTAATAGAAGAATAGAGTCTGCAGATTCTATATTATTAATAATCGGGACATATGACTCTAATTCCCAATTATTATTGTTAGGTAAGTGATACAGTAGATTCCATTTGTTATTTAGTAAGCGAGGTTTATCATTCTTAGTCATATATAAAACACTATCTTCTATTCTATATACATATACACGCTTTAATCTTTATTACACTTTCACCACTTTAACCATTTATTGAACAAATCTATATGTCATTTGTTTCTTCCTCTGTTTCTTGATTTGTTTCTTCCTTTGTTTCTTCATTTGTGTCTTCCTTTGTTTCTTCATTTGTGTCTTCCTTTGTTTCTTCCTTTGTGTCTTCCTTTGTTTCTTCCTTTGTTTCTTCCTTTGTTTCTTCCTTTGTTTCTTCCTTTGTGTCTTCCTTTGTTTCTTCCTTTGTTTCTTCCTTTGTTTCTTCCTTTGTTTCTATTGATTTCACTACGTATTTAGACCTATCGAAGACAATATATTTATTACAGTCTAATATGACATTGTTTACATTGTGGTCAATGATATTAAGTGTGTATTTATCATCTATAATGTATTGTAACGGTTGTAATGATAAGAAATGATGTAAAAACATCGGTGTTAAGACTATGTTGCCAACTAAATACATGTTATGTAGGTCTAATTTAATAGTATAGTCTAAGTCTGGATGACTATATTCAACATTAATTAAGTAATGATCACATGATTCTCTGGGAAACCCGAGTTCTATGTTTTCAGATGAATCATTAAAGTAGCTATGGCAAATATAATCGTCGTATAGTTTAGACAACAGAAACCCCTCTCGTAATCTATTGGTAGCATTAACGATTGACCTTGTAACATCTATTGATTCATTCAATGTACATTTAACATATGTTTGTTCTTCTTGTGTGAGGTGTTCGAAACTTTTACTTTGATATGCTTTTACCTTGTCCAAACAAATTTGATAACTACTATTAATTACTATATCATTGTCCATTAAAAATTGTGATAGTATCCAACATTTTTCATTAGGTTCTACATTATAATTGTTCATAATGCCATTAAAGTTGTTTTTATAGAATGTCAAATCGTCCATTGTCATCTTAAATATTGGGTATTCCTCATAAAGGTAATCATATGTTAATCGTAAATGTGTATGTACGAAAACATACCATTTAAATAATTCAATACAACCAATCCTACAACCATTGTCCAGTATGGAAATATATTCTTTTATAATGTATGTTCCTTTCTCTACTTCAGGTATTTCTATAAAACCTATGTAAAGCATATTTATTGTTTTCAAGAACTGTTCTTTAATTGATGAAAAAATATTTTCTGACATATTATTTATTAATACCTCGTAATATATTTATATCTTTTTTCGTATACTATTGTATAGTAGATTCATTCTGTATGTCAAAGTCATTTGAAAAAGGATTATTCATATTTCGACGTGATTTACGTATTCATGATAACATTAGTTTGATTTCATTAGCAAATGAATGTAAACAGATAATATGCTGTTTCATTTTTACACCAGAACAAGTAAGTTCGTCTAATAAATATAAATCAGACAATGCAGTACAGTTTATGATAGAATCATTAATTGATTTAGACCAAGAATTAAAAAAAAAAGGCTCCCAACTTTATTGTTTTTATGGTAATCAATACGAAATCATAAATGAATTAGTAATATCTGAACGAGTTGATAAAATAATGTTTAATGCTGATTATAGCCCTTATGCAAAAATAAGAGATAATAAAATTAAACAACTATGTATTGCTAATAACATTGATTGTAATACATGTAATGATTATTATTTACACGAACCTGGTAGCATTTTAGTGAGTAGTACAAATAAACCTTATAAAAAATATACTCCATTTTATAATAAAGCTATAAACTGTGAAGTAAAAAAATCAATGTCCTTTAATAAAGTAAATACGCTTGCTAAAATGTGGAGACAATATCCACAAACAATATCATTAACAACAGCTTTATCAAAGTTCACCACAAACAATCCCGATATCTTAGTTAATGGAGGTCGAACAAACGGTATTAAACGATTGATGAATGCTATTAAAGAACAAGACAAATATTTACAAACACGAGATTCGTTTTCAATGAACACCAGCCATTTATCTGCATATATTAAGTTTGGATGTGTATCTATTAGAGAAGTCTATTTTTCATTTTATAATGAATATAATAAACATCACGGACTAATAAGTGAATTATATTGGCGTGAGTTTTTTGCCCATGTTTTACACGGATATCCAGAGGTTGTAGGACAATCATACCAGAAAAAGTATCGTGCATTAAAATGGGTAAATAATAAAACACATATAAAAAAATGGAAAGAAGGAAATACCGGGTTCCCTATTGTAGACGCTGCAATGCGTGAGTTGAATACCACTGGATATATGCATAATAGAGGCCGTATGATAACAGCCAGTACATTAATAAAAACTTTACGCATTGATTGGCGAATTGGAGAGAAATACTTTGCCACCAAACTAACAGATTATGACATTGCGTCCAATAATGGAAACTGGCAGGGTATAAGTGGCACTGGTGTAGATATGAAACCTTATTTCCGTGATATGAACCCATTTATTCAAAGTAAGCAGTATGACCCAGATTGTGAATATATAAAAAGATGGATTCCAGAATTAAAAAATGTTCAGGTGAATGAGATACATACTTGGTTCATTTCTCACAAGAAAAATAATGTAAATTACCCACCACCGATTGTTAACTACAATACCGCAAAGAAAGAAATGATAAAAATGTATAGTAGTATATGAAAATGCTACTTTACTTAGTAATTACATATTACATATTACATATTACATATTACATATTACATTTACTAAAAAATAACTGTTTTTTCATGTCCAAACCGTATTTCGAGGTTAACCATTACACCATCAATAACTCCCGCATCTACTAAGTTGCGAACGAATGATATATCTTCACTTGTTCCTTCACGAATTTTCACACTTAAGTCTTTATTACTCATAGTGGTTATGTCTCGAAAAAACCATGGATATTTCATTTTTTCGTGTTCTATTACCCCTTTACGTATCGCCATGCATCCCATACCGGTGTATGCACATTTTACCCACTTGTCGCCTTTTTCAATCCTCGATTTAGCTTCTTCAACATTGATAAAATTAAAATTTCCTTGTGATACATATTGTTCTTCATCCCAATTCTCAACACAACATAAATTGACACCACCTTCTAATGCGTATGTTCCAGATACAACTTTATGCTCATACATACATGCTTGAATTAAATAATGAATCATAGATGAATTAAATACCATATCACTATCCAACCACATTATAACGTCATAATCTAATTCACCCTTAAATGGTTTTTGGTCTTCACCCAATAATACATTTGCACCTAAACACATTGAACGTGCAAAATTCACTTGAGGATTATATTTGTTTGATACAACAATATTGTAGCTATCTATAAGTGTGGTTATAGTTTCAGACCATGATAAAAAGAAATTACTTGTGAAGGTTTTACCAGTGACACAAAATACCACGGTGGGTTTTTTTTTTTTCGGGCTTTCTATAGCATCTACCATATTGTTATAATAATTAATACATATAAAACATATTAATTATTTATGTGATTTACATAACAATGTATATTTATCTTATTTGTTAAATATCTAAACTGACTACATTTTTTACAGAATTACTTTTACGTTTGCTACTTTTTGGTATATTAGATATGTCCATTTCTTTCAATGAGGTTACTGATACCAATGAGTCGTTATTGTTTGATTTTGTACTTGTTTGTTTAGTTGAAGTTGATGTTGAAGGTTCACTATGAATGTTCACATTTCTTGTCTTTAATCCTGATAATATATTGTCTATATCGTTGTTTTGTGGTCCTTTCATTTCGGGTCTTGAACTTTTATCTTGTCTTTCAATTGGAGCGGTTGTATCCAATGAGATACCTTCTTCTCTGAACATTGGGGTTGAACCTCTACCTACACTAATGTCTGGACGGTTATTTGTATTTGTATAAGTCATTCCTGGTCTTGGTGGAGGTGGCATATTTTTCGTTTCTACTGCACTTGGTGGCGGTGGGCCGGTTGGTCGTTTATTATCTTGCATAAACTGATTTGCCATAGCGAAACCCGGAGATTCTTGGCTCATAGAATCTACTGTCGCATTTGTAAACATCTTCATCAATTCTGGACTTTGTTTAATTACATCATTGAATGCGGGCGTAGCGCTTGATAATGCCTTATTCGAAAAGTTTAATACTGCTGCACTAAACCCTACTCTCAATAATAATGATATCTCGGGGGCCATTTTACCTCCTTTGTATTTTTCATGTAATTCATTAAACAATTCTTCGTAGCTATCCAAATCTTCACTGACTTGTTCACCCCATCCATCTAAATTCAAATCAAACGGGTTAAAAACAGTGTTCGCATATTCAATTGAATTGATAAATGTCATAAACCACCACCCTTGTAATTTTATACTGTCTTTTTTTCGTTTATCTTCTATTACGGATTCATATTCATCCTCGATTTCATCATATTTTGATTCCATATCATAATTTGAAGTTAATTTGATAGCTCCTTTATCTTGCCACTCTTCTATTTTTTTTAACATGGTTCGTTTTTTCCTTCTTCGTTCACGTTCTGTCATCGTTTTTTCCACATAAACGTGTTCTTGATTTGGAGCATCCGATGATTTCATAAATCCATCCCATGTCTTAGCGACCCCATTTAACGACGTTGCCATTGTCTCACCTAAGTTATTATCGAACATATTAGTGTCGGCTATGTTTAATTTTGTTATATCATTATTGTTTGCTATATCTGAACTGTCTAACGATAATGTTGGTGGTTCATCCACTGTAATACCAAATAGTTTCGCATTTTCTGTATTTACATTATTCATACCATATTGTTGTGAATGTGTATTTCCTGACAGTTGGTTTAATTCATCTTCTAAATTGTTTAATTCACCTAAATGGCTATTTCCAATACTTACAGACTTCTGTTTATCATTCATTAATAATTCCAATCCAACTCCGGATGAACTATTTGTTTCGAGTGTACTCATGTTTAGATCTAATTCTTCCATTATGATAAGGATACAATGTTTATTTTTAAATCATCCGCATAGGATATTTTATTTTTGTTGAATATGAACCATAGACCTTGTAAAAATGCATCAGCAAGGTCATCTTGTTTTTTTGTTTGTAAAGTAGTCTCCCAATCGGTGAAATTATTTGATGTAATAGTAGAGCATATTTTAACACTATCTTGCTTATGTGCCTTATAGTTTGGGTTCACATTGTTTGTGTGTTTTGCAACATTTGTAGTGTTAACGTATTGGTCTATTGATGCCATTTTACTGAAAGGTTTTAATTTGTTCGCAGAAGATATGAATTCTATTTTAAATGAAGGGTATTTCATAATAAAATATTGTGCTAACATCCCCTGTATTGTAGTCATTCTATTTGCGATAGGTGAAATCTGGTTTTCGATTATTACATAGTCTACGTCCTCTAACACTATTTCATTTAAAAGTTCTTTCATTTTGCGTCCAATAGTAATCAAATCATATTTGTTAGCTTTTTTTACTGGATTAATGATTTCTTCTAAACATTTTGATTTCAAATATGAGCCTATCATTGTTAACATTTCACCCTTTGAAAGTAGTTTATTTTCCATAAATAAGTAGTGTTGTTTCCCCCATTTGAGTAGCATTTCTTTCTTTTTAGATTTAAGTTTGTTCAATTGTGTATCTTTTGACGGTATCATAAATGGACTACATATAGCGTGTTTCTTACAAAAATAATGGCTTCCTTTTTTGTACTTTGCCTTAGATGTACAGATATTCTTATTGGTTTTATTACTTTGATTACATACTGAATCAGTGTTATTTTCTTCTACTAAATTCAGTATATTCCAGTTTTCTATATTAATTGTTGACGAGCAGTCAATCGTACAATATGCCATATTTTTTATTCCTATATCAAAACTAATAATTTTCATACGAATGTCATATACAGTTTATTAATAACGAATATTTAGATGTTATTCTTTATTAATCATTTTATTTCTTTTGTATATGGACATTAGGGGCAATACGTCGTCCATCTAATTGTTCTCGAGTTAAATAATCGGATTTTAAGTCACTTAATACATACCCTTTAGGTCTATTATCATCCATAATACTCTTGTACGAGTATGGGTATGTTTCAATGTTGCTTAATTTATTTGATTCTATACTTGATTTATATTCAGGATTCACGGTAAACCCAGTATCATTTGAACTAAGTCTAAAATTTGAATCCATTATTGCTTTTGCGTTGGTTTGTAAATATGCCCTATATTCCCAATTTGATCTAATATTATTGTCCTTTATTAAGCGTTGGTTCAAATGGGATTCGGGTTGCCAACTTGAAATAATTGAACGACCATCTTGCATCAAAGGGGGGAATGACTCATGTTTATTATTTGTAGTATATCCGTAATACGTAGGTTCTTTATTGTATGCTGTGTTAATTAATTGTTTAAATTGATTATTCAGTTCTTGAAACATATCTTTATATAAAGATATATACATTTTTTATTCCCATAATTATCAATTACACTGTCTAAAGTTATGAATTGGTTTCTGTATTGTCTGCCTGTTCTAAAAGATCAATCAAATCCGATTTTTTCATGCGATTTGTATTTGTTGCCAACCCTCTTTCATTTACAAGAGCCTTTAAATGAGATAAATTTATATCTTTGTAATTAGCAGTTAATGGTTCTGAATTATTGGTTGTATTATTATCATATACATTGTTCTCGACATTATGTATTTCATGACTTTTTAGAATTTGTACTTCGTTTCCCTCTTCATAATTCGAAATATTGACCTCATCTACCTCATCTACCTCATCTATCGATGGAGTGAGTTCATTATCTGAAGATTCGAATGCTTGCATATCAATTATATGGTTTGATTCTACATGGATATGTTTGGTACTATTCGCGCCATCATCCTCATCATCCTCATCATCCTCATCATCCTCATCATCCTCATCATCCTCATCATCCTCATCATCCTCATCATCCTCATCATCCTCATCATCACTATCCTGATCATTCGCATATTTTGATACGTCTAATTCTTGAACTCTATTATATTCATTATAAGTCGGATCATTTACACCATAACCAAATATATTGCCGGATTCCATTGTTTGAGGTGGTCGTCTGGTATTTATCTCTTCTACTATGTTATTTACCAATTCATACATAGTATCTTGTTTCGTTTCTAAAGCAGATATTCGTTGTTTAAAATGGTAGACAATTAATAGTATTAATACAAACGTGATTGCTAAAGATATGTATAGCACAGAATCCATTATGTAGGATATTCCCATTACAATAAGAATATATAAAGAAATATGCATCCAAACGAACAATATATATGTTGAATATATATACATAAATTATGGATAGTATTAGTAAAGAATTCACAAGAACTGTAACAAAAACACCCACGATAAACTCAATGAATGATTTAGCAGGAACGAACAGAGTCCTAACTATTATTTTAGTTGTCTTGATTGTATTTTCATTAGCTGGTGTAAATATCTTAAAGATGTTAGGAATGTTTTTACAGCGCATTGTAGATATATTTAGACCATTAGTTACACGGTTGGTCTCTATAGTAGCTTTTACTATTGGTGTATTAATTGAGCAATTTGCAGCATTATTTACTACAACCGTAGGAGCTGGAGTAGAGATCACTGGTGGAACTATAGATAGGGTAGGAGACCTTCTTAAAGACGCAAGTCGTCCTTCATTACAGAACGTATTGAATGATAGTGGGTCGGTTCGTATTGATGTCCCAGAGAGTGATAACAGTGATAATTCTATCCAAAAACCTATTACATCAGGCAAGGCAAAGTGGTGTTTAATTGGGGAATATAATGGTCGTCGCGGATGTGTTGAATTGGATAAAGAAGAACCGTGTTTATCTGGACAAGTGTTTCCAAACCATGAGAGTTGTGTAAATCCTCAATTTAACGGAAACATAACTGGTAGCGCGTTTCATCCGTTAAAAACGCAAACACAATAATATCACAACATTTTGTTTTGTCCGACTGATATGATAAAAATACTAGGTATTGTAAATGAAATAAACAGTAAAATATGTTATTGTTTATTAGTATGGAATCAACGTCACTGTATGTATTACTATTGAAAAATAATACACGTTTTTTGTGTTTATCTCATTCTGATAAAACATATCATGAAATACTACACAATGCAGAATCGCAATATGAAATGTTACAAAAGTATACTCCAATAGAAATCGAAACAAAAATTCAGATCAATTGTTTTATGGAATGGAATTACCACGTTAAACGATATATGAAATTATATGGGATAGATTATGTAAGAGGGGGAGACTATTATAAAGAGCAATTAACAGACCAGGAGAGGTTATTTATTGAAAGAGAAATACAAGATAAAACGTTGTTTGTGCTATATCCAGCATATAGAGATGACACGGATAATCAAGTAACACTTAATCCATTATTATCCGAGGATACAGTATATAATAAGATAAAAAGTATCCATACAAATGATACTATTTTATCCGTAACAGATGAATTAATAAATGACATTATTTGGTTACGTGAATATATAAAATATCCGTCTGTACCAGATAATTCTACAACTTATAGTGTTAATGAGAAAATATCGTCATTATTTAAATTATTTAAATATATTAATAAACATGGAAAACTATTTCCAATAAAAGAATGGCATCCAGAATGTGTTATTGACCATATTGATGTCATTTGTAAATGTTATATAGAAAACAATAATTATTTTCGGTTTTCAGCATTTTATGTAGAACTTGTAGATGATGTAATTAGTCACGTATTATATATTCTACATTATTGTAAGAACCGCATGGATGAAATATTTTTTGATTATCACAGTTCTCAATTATCTAAGGAGACGAATGAGTTAGAGGTTTCTTACTGGGATTAGGTTTTTATGGTTACGTGTAGAAACGGGTCATCAAATATTTCTATATTGGAATCATCTATCATTTTTATCCGAAAATTATTATAAATAGTTGCTTGTGGTGTATTCAATGTCATACGTGTTAACTGAGATATGGGATTATTTACATTACAAACAACACCCGTATTTATAGGATTAGGACTAAAGTTATTAGATAAGTCAAACAGTAGGTTACTATTTACACTTGATAATGGATTTATATTTGGTTTCAATTTAAAATTATAAACACTTCCATTATAAGTAGCCAAATTAATATTAGAGACCTTAATAATACCACCATATATAGTTCCTTGAAATTGATACGAAATGTCAGTAGGATCTCCAAAATCTACCGTGGACAAATCAAAGTTAAACCCACTTATATCACTAATTACCTCGACTATATGATCACTACCATCAATTAAATCATCATTATAATATGTGTAAAAATCAAATGGGTTAGCTGATTGCATATCAAATGAAATATCGTGAAATAGTGTTGTATCTGTGATAGTAGATGAAATATCTGTTAATGCTGTTCCTGTTATATAATAACTAAATGGTATTTCAAATTCAAACTGGTAACTCTCTTTGGCTATGCCATTATGTATTGATATAGTGAATAAATCATCGGTTACATTGTCACGGATATAAATATCATCGCCAATAGCAAATCTCAAGTTGTCTGTAACGTCTGTATTTTGTACAGCAAGCGATTCTGTATTATTTTTGTAATTATATAAAGGTACATCTGGGTCGAGATATAAACTAATAGCGGGTCCTGGTACATCCGAACCTTTGCTGGATGAATACACTATTCCACAGGGTTCTACATTACCCTGTACAGAACCGTTTGTTTCGTATGAAATATTAGTTAGTTGTGTTTCTTCGTCATATGTTTCAGTTGCGACAGTATTATATAACGTGGCATAGGACCTGAATTGATTAGGAGCATTTATTGTTTTACTAAATTGTTGTTTCTTCGTAAGATTGTTTCCTTTTGATGATTGTGAATTCCCTCTATATTGTAATATTTCAGCTTTTCGACGCATATCTAATTGTAATTTTGAATGACTTGGATATGGGCTTGTAATATCAAGCCGTATTGGAGGGACAGAAAATACCATTTGTTTTCTTCTTTGCTTAATTCGATTACACGCTTCAGATTGCATTATAGTATAGTATAGTATATTTCGAAATAGTATAGTATATTTCGAAATAGTATAGTATATTTCGAAATAGCATGGTCTAATATTTTGCGGCATACCATGAATTAGATAAATAAGATGTGTATTTGTTTGTAGTATATCTATCAACAACACTCAAATTTGGTCCTTTTTTTACAATCGAATTTATTTCAAATACATCCAATGCTTCATTATAATACCTCAAATTTGATAATTTACCATTGAATCCGCCATTTTTACATATATGTACGTCTTGATAATTTTGCTTTACAACATTATTCAATATAATACGGTTTGAAATAACTCCATTCACATAAGAGTCAACTATCTTATTTTCCAATCGAACTCCAACATGAAACCATTTGTTTAATGGCACATTTTCTATAACAATTGTATTGTTATTGTCATTATAGTCAACTGTATCCATAATAATATGTAAATTGTTAACACCTGGTTGTAAATATACACCTGGGGCATTATTTACAGATGCTTTGTTTGTAGTAGCATCAAAATACCCATCTCCTTTACTAAAAATGTGTTGAAATTGCTTTCCAGTAGTGTCGTTACCTAAATCACTTATATATAACCAAAAAGACCATGTAAACTCTGCACCTTCTTTCTCATTATTTGAACGATATATTGGTACAGCATTTGTAATGCTCAAATCTTGTGGAATAACTTGTTGAGTTGTTCCGTCTATCATTCCATTGATCAAATAAGGATGAGATGATGGACCTAAAAACCTGCTAAGTAATAAAATACCTACATTAAGTAATACAAGAAAAATAACAAGAACCAAGATAATAAAGGAGAACTTTGCAATGATTGTATTAGATTGTAAGAATCCAACAGTAGCACCTGCCTGATTGGAGAGCTTAGAAAATTGTTCTCCAAAACTTTCTCTTGTTTCATTTACTGTAGTTCCTAAACTTTCCATAGCATTACCGAATCCTTCCCTCGTAGGCATATTTACTTGTGTATTTTGTAATCTCTGCATGAATAAATTTTATACTATACTATATTGATAATTTTTATCAACATAGTGTTTTGTTTTTTACCGTCAATAGTACATCATTTTTGGTTATTACACGTCGGCATTATACGCGTGGCTAAAATAACGAGAATGTGTTTTGTAATTCATTGTTTCTGAATACCGAGACGTCTATTCCATAACTTGCCAATGATTTTAATACGCTACTATGTTCACTACCAGTCAGGTACTCATTCCAAGCTGTCTGTGGGTCCATTGGTTCTGTCCATCGTTTGAAATCTTTAATATAAGCATCAAATGTACCAAATACAATCGGGTCTGATTCCCCTGGTAATTTTGGCATAATACTTCCGTCTGGATTAAAAAAACGTTGTGACCTCACCAATTTTCCATCTAAATAAACATCACAAAATTGGTTGTCTACACTTACAATCAAATTCGTCCACTTTTGAAGTGGGTAGTTATCTGTAATAATCATTTCCTCTTCGCTGTCATCACTCATTTTCATTGAACATTTTAATAAAGGTGCGGATTTATCTAAGTACAGGTGTACACTATTATCGCGTTTAAAAATGGTCTTATCCACGTTTGGATCCCACGTATTTACATATAACCAAACTCCATATGAATAACGGGTATTATTTGGACTATCGATCTTTGTAACATTTGGTAATCCGTATTTTAAATTGCCTTCTTTTGTTAAAATGGATTCTTTCTTGGTAAAATACACATATA